AATGGTGGTGGAGCTGGTAGTGCTAATAGTGCTGATATTAATACAACCATTACTAATGGTACAGCAACACTATTCAACAACAATACATTTGTCGGTTTAACAACTGGAACTAGACCAACTCAAGGTCTATTGGTTGGTGGATCTGCAAGAAATATTGAAATTGGTAATGTAACAACTGGATCACAAAACATCAAGATTGGTAATACAAGTGGTGATAGTGAGATTACTATTGGTGATAGTATTGATGGATCTAATACTAACAAATCTAAGTTAACTCTTGGTGGTGCATTCGCAAGCACTGAGTCTGACTCTTTTGTACAGATTGATACTAAGGCATTAAAGACTTCTGGTGATGTAATACTTGGTACTAGAAGAGGATTAACTGATACTACTAAATTTGAGTCTCCATCTGGAACTGTTGAATTCTTATCTGGTAATAGTGCAACAAGTATAGTTGATTTTGCTACTAATGCTTCTACATTAAGAATTGCTGGCCAAGGTGGTACTACTACAATTAGAAACAACTTGGTTGTTGATGCTACATCAAGATTTAATGCTGATATGACATTATGTGGCGGTAATGCTTCTTACTCCTTTGTTGGACGTAGAGCACAGGCTGGTTCCACAATTCAAAGTCATACAAGTGGTATTCTTGGTAATAATCTCTTTGATAATAATGTAGATTTAATTACTGTCTTAGTTTCTACTGCTGCAACAGGAGAACTTAATAAGATTGATACCGCAGGTTCTGGTGATTGGGGTGGAACATCATATCAACAAACTCCTACTGGACAGAGTGCTGCTACATTCCCAGTATTAACAGGAGATAAGTACTACTTACCAATTAAGAGAACTCCTTATGATGCTAACGGTGTTCAGTATTATAACGAGAATGATATTCTACTTATTGATACTGTTGAACAGGGAACAGAGTATGCTGAATTTGTTAAGATCACACGTCTACCACAAATTAATACTACACCATATTATATTGAGGTACAAAGACAACCATTTGGAACTTTATCAACAACAAGCACAGAGCATCCTGATACAACAAACATTTATAAATGTAATGTTCAGTTTGATGCTACATGGACTACTCAAGTTATTGATGGTTCTGGAACAGAGGATAATGTTTACTTATCACAATTTGGTGGGGTATTAACAGGTTCAGATAGTCGTGCTACAGGACAACCTGGTGACTATGTAATTATTTCTCGTCCTTCTGGCGGTGCTGATGGTGAGATATTTGAACTTAAGACTACATTATCACAAGTTGCTAAAAAATTCTCCGTCAAAAATGGATGTGATACTAATTCAGAAAATACATTATTTGAAGTTGATTCTGTAACTGGTGAAGTAACTATCAATGGTGATACTTCTTATACTGGTGGTTTCACATTAAATGGCACATGCACCACAGCATATCAAAATGCAACTACCAACAAGAAGTTAACTATAACAAATGGTAGTGGTGTTAAAACCTTTGAAGTTGACACCTGTACAGGTGATACAACGATTGGTAATAAACATGGAACTCATTTTGCTGTCGCTGAATCTTATGGTACAACACCTTCTGGATATACAACATCTGATGTAGTTCATGTTTATAAACATGATCCACAGTCAACTAACCAGACTCTTGCTACAAGACCATTTACAACAGTAGCAGCTGCTGTTGTAACAGCAACCACTAACATTCAAATCCAAGCTAATTATGAATCATTTACAATAGGTGATTATGTAGCAATTTACGATAGTGCTCAGATTGAGATTATTCAAATTACTGCTGCTCCATATGTAAGTGGATCTAATCAGTTCTTACCAACATCATCTAACGCCACATATACTAATGGTGGTAGAGGTGTAGAAGGAACAACTGCAATAAATGCTGCTGTTGGTCTTAATGTTGTTAAATTGAATAAGTTAGGAACTACAACATTATTAGAGGATTTACCTGCTACTCGTGCATTAAGAGCACCTACAACTGGTAAGACATTTAAGGCAAGAACTCCTAATCAACTTGATACAAGACTTGAATTAGGATTAGTTGATGCTGATCTAATTCAACCAAAACTTGATTATATTCAGTTTATCAGAATAGGATCCGAATTCTTTGTTACTGATAGTGTTGATGGAGGTCTTGATGCTTTCTATCAAGTTAAGATGCCTAAGTCTATTAGGAATCCAAACGTCACTTCTACAACTTCAGTTGATTTATTTGGTGGTGGTCATACAACTGTTAATGATGACTTTACAATTAACAGTGGTGTATTCAGAATGTATGGTTCTGATAGTAAAACTTTAGTTCTATCTATTGCTAATGATGATGGTCATGCAGGTGATGGATCAATTGAAGATCCTATAACAAATACCAATGGTATGACACTCAAGGGTGCTGCTAACTTCTTTGGTAATCTTAGAATATTCTATGAGCAGTGTCAGTCAACTGGAGTCTGTAATAGTGTAGAATCTATCAAGATGACAGCTCTTGAAGGTAGTATTTTCTTAGGAGAGAAATACTATCAGAAGGGTAAGGTTCTTGCTATAGAATCTGCGTCTGAGAAGATGTTCCATGTTGATAACCTTGGATCTGCTGGAACTGGTGGAACTGAGGGTCCTAAAGACTTTGCAATTTACCATAATAATGCTATTGATTCGTTTGGTATTGAAAAATACTGGACAGCAAATGGTGGTAGAAGACAAACATATGTTGCATTTGATATTACAACTGGTATAGGTCAACAAGAGACTAACCCATTACAGAACAATAATAACTATTTGATCAATTCTACATCTGGAAGTAATATGGTTCTATATCTACCAGACAATCCACAAACAGGTGATATGATTAGATTTACTGAACTTGCTGGTAATCTAACATATAATACAAGTTTGATTATTAGAGCGAAGAAGATCAATGCAGTTGCTACAGCAATTCAAGGTGATTCAACTGGATCTAAACTTGAAGCAGGTGCTGGACAAACAAGGACAGTAGCATGGGATTCTGGTGAAATGGTTGTTCAAACACGTAACTGTGCATTTGGATTAGTTTATGTTGGTACATATGATGTAGAAGGATCTGCAACACAACAAACAATACCAGCTTCATTAAGAGGTTGGTGGTTAATGGAGTTATAATAAATGGCAGTAAAATACGATTCAATAAAAACGATGAGAGCTGCCAAGATTGGCACTATCATGCCTTGGGGTGGTGATGGAGGAACTGGGTTTCTTGAATCCAACATTCCTAAAGGATGGATTACATGTAAAGGAGATACATTATCTGCTTCTGATTATCCTTTATTAGCATCAGTTATAGGTGATACCTATGGTGGTAACATGATTGATGGTCAAGGTAATCATTATGAGTTCCCTTATATTGATACAGTAGCGACATTTAGATTACCACAACTATCTAATAGTGTATTGATGGATTTAGAACCTATCAATTTGCAACAAACAAAGTATCAACAAAATCAGTTAGATGCTGCGACTGTAATAGGAAATAGAGTTGCAGATTATGGTGAGACTAATCCAGTATCAACAACATATCAAGCAACATCAGATATTGATTTTCAATTAAATCTTGCTGGTAATTTATATTTTAAATTTTCTGGATTTATATTAAGTGCTCCAGATTTTTTAGAAACAGCATATGTACTTAATCGTAAATTGGGTATTAATCATACACCAGCACATAGTCATCCTGATACTATTCAATCTGTTAACCCAAATGCCACTGGACCTATGGTATTTAAAACAGATGCAGGCGTTTCAATGAGTGGTACTGCAACAACAAATATATGTGCTCAAACTAGAGGTCCTAATACATGTGCTAATGCTGCTTCTCAACCAGTATCATGGCAAAATGGTGCAGTTAATACAACATTTTATGGTGATGAACAACATGAATGGACATTACCAAGAATGGAAAGATTCTACGAATTTACTAATGAAGCTGGTAAAAATTATTGGAATAATGTTCCAGCTGGTGCATCTAACTGGAGAGGTGTTGATAGAGGATCTGGTCAAGGAACTCAAACTTATACACAAAATATATTTGGTCAAGGAAATACCTCTACCATTAATACTTCAACACCAGTAGAAACACATCAAATGCCAGCACACGTTGGTATGTTTCCAAGACCAATGGAAAGAAGATCAAGACCAAATTTCTTTGGGTACGATGGAGTTGCAAGACCTGCTGATGCTATGCCTGACGATCCAGAACATGTAAATGCAAAATTTGAAGTTGATAATGTAACTATTACTGCTACAACAAATCAAATTGAGTTACCAGCAGCAACAGATATTAGTAGAACTTATGGTACTGCACCAAATACATGGGTGCAACATGATAAGATTACTCCATTAATGTTTGTTACTGTAAAAGATCCTACTAAGAAATATACTTATTGGACAAATACTGGTGGATCACAAGTAACTAAGGTTGAATATGATCAACCAACTGACAAATATACAATTACTGTAACTGATCAGACAGGAACAGTTTCTGGTACAGAAACCTTAGTATTCAGACATGGTGCATGGCCAATGTCACTCAATCAAGGTAAGGAAAATAAAAATCCCTTAGAGCAAGCATTTAGAGCACATAATCATGGTAGTTTTGAAATAGCTCAGGGAATTGGTTCAATGACTGGTCCTCCATCACATACTGCTGATAATGCAAATGGATCTTCATTACAGGCAGATAGTCTTGAAAATGCTCTAAATATTTCATGTGATACATCACAACCTAGTTGTACAATTACGTTCCTAATTAAAGCATACTAATGGCAGTTTTATACAGTAAAGAAAGATCTAAGTATGGTAATCTAACAGGTCAAATTATAAATTGGCCAGTTGATTACAGTGGATTACCAGACGACGGAGCAAATAAAAATAATTTACCTGCTGGTTATTTAAAATGTGATGGCACAAAATATTTTGCTGCTGATTATCCACAACTTGCTGCTATATGTGGAGTAGGAACTAGTTGCAAGTTCTTACGAAAAAATGCAGATGGCACTGATTTTGATACCTTATTAGACACTCAATTTATGGTTCCTGATATGGGATCTAAGTATGCAGAACCAACTTCAGGTGCTAACGCTGGTGTGTATAATAATATAAGACTAGATAATTCTTTAGGTAATGAGTTTAGTAGATCTGGTATTGGTATTGAAGCACAGTCTGCTATAGGAAGTCCTGTTAATATAGAATACACAGGACAGATTAATGTTCCTAGTCAAGAGATTGAAGTTAAAGGCAAACCATCATGGACATACGCTGGTGCTACTCATTATACTGATACAGAGGGTGTTGAAGAAAATGCTATTCATCCACATTCACATTTTCATAATGCTCTTAGAGAAAGAATATTAACAACTAATGAACCAAGTAGTAATGAACCACAGGTGCAAGGATTTGCTGGATACAGAAATGCGTCAACAATTCCTATACAGGATTGGTTAGATGCTACAAAAAATGGTAGTAATTCGCCTGGAAGTGGTCAAGAACAATGTCGTACTCAGCGTTGGTGTCCTGTTAGTCCTTGTGGAAATGCAGTTAGTACTCAGTTAGCTGGATTACAACAAACAATTTATTGGGGTCATTGCATTCAAGGTGGTTGGGAACCAGGTGGTACTCAGTACACATATCAATGTCTTAATAATGTACAATATTCTTTGGATGGTGGAACATTAAATGGATCACCAGATGGACAAAACACTGCTTACTATGCAAATATGCTTAATGCTCCTTTATTTGGAGTATGTATATCTATCGGTGGTGGTGCATCAGCATCACATAATTTTACTGTTCCTGTAACATATGCTAATGGATTACAAGGTGTGCCACTAGATTCTAATAGTGTAAGTTTATATGATGTTATGCCTATGCAATCAAACCAAGAGGTTAGTACAAGTAGAGTAGTTCCTGATGTACAGAACAATGAAACTGATACTGCTGATCTAGCTCAACCAAGTGGTGATCCAACATTACATAATCATCGTGTTGATTTAGTCAAAGGTGATCATACATATAAAGTAAAAACAAATGCTATTGTTGTTAATCCAGAAAATTTATCAACAACAATGACTGTGGGAGCTGATGCTTCAAGATCAATTGATTCTGCAACTGCTCCATTTATTGTGATGGAATTTCTAATTAAGATATAATTATGACACAAGGATATAGAAATGCTAGGAAGGGATATTTAACAGACCTTCTCACAGATACTACACCTATCGGTTCTATTGTAACTAACCTCAAAGCGGGTCAAAATTCATATGATCATAGTTTTGTTAAGGCAACTGCTAGTAACTATCCAAATTTAACTGAATCTGCTGGTAATGCTTATGTTGCTGGTGATAGTCCAGCATATACACATGAAGGATACTTATATTGTGATGGGACAGAATATAATATAGGTGATTATCCAGGATTATATCAGATTGTTGGTTCAAAATATGGTGGAAGATCTAGTAATGGTATTGATGTAGTTAATGGTGGATCAGGATATACAACATCATCTGTTGTTACAATAACTGCTGCACCTACTGGTGGAGTTAATATGGAAGCAACAGTTGGATCTGTTGATTCAAATGGAAAGATTCTTTATTTAAACGTCACAAATAGTGGTTCAGGATATACTTCAGTCCCTACTGTATCAGTAGCAGGTGGAACTAGTGCTACATTTACATTAAGAATGACTGATCTAACTGCTCAAGGTGGAGCAACATTACAACCTATTAATACTAATAATGTACTAGAAAATTGGGGTGATCAATACTTAGGAACATTTAAAGTTCCTGATTTAATTGCCAAGAAGGTAGTTGGTAATGGTCCTGTATATGGTAACAACTCTCCCAATATAGGAAATGTCAGTATTGCAACAGGTACTACAGGTGGTGCATGGTATCTTGATAAAGATCAACAAGATGAATATTTTTCTTTAGGTACAATCGTTACAAGTGGATATGATCAAGTAATTGAGACTACTGGTTGTACAATTATTGGTAGTCAGGATGTTACTATATCAATGAGAGAAAGAAAACTTTCTGGTGTCCCTCAACATAGTCACATCATGTATCATTCTACTCCTGGTGGTGCTGAGTGGGTTGGTGGTGCAAGTGGAGATAGATATTTACAAGATTATAAAGCATCAACAGGAAGAGTTACTAGATGGTATCCAACTGGTGATGGTATTGTATTAACACATAAACATGGTCTTTTAAGACAACCTCTTACAGATAATACAGTTGCAACATACGATTCTCTAGACTATGCAGGTGGAGCTGGTGGTACAGGTGGTACTGCTGATCCTACAGCAGCATTTGCAACTGGTGCTAATGAACCTGGTGATTATTATCTTGCATCTGGATCTGGGTCTGGATCTTATGAATTTCAAACTACTATACCTAACCCCATATGTAAACCTATTCTTACTACCACACAACTTGGTGGTAAACTATCTACAACAGGTGGCACACCAATATTTGATAATAGTAATGAATTTGAATATACAGTTCCTGGAACATATACTATTGATTTAACTGCTATTACTGGTACATTTGATAGGCTAACATATCAAATGTATGGTGGTGGAGGATCAGGTGGTGCTGGTACACAAACAGGTAATAATGGTACAGAAAGTCATTTAAAGGTTGGTGATGGATCAAAAGTATTTTTAAAAGCAGCTGGTGGAGAAGGAGGAGGTGCTACTAGTGGATTACAAGGTGGATTAGGAAAATCTGGTGGAGCATCAATTAATACTGGTAGTGAAACTGCTCCTGGTGCAATAACAGGACAAGCAGGTTCTGCTGGTACAGCAGGTAATTCAGGAAATGGATGGCCATATTTAGATTATCCAAGTAATCCTAATGGTGGAGGTTCTGGTGGTGCTCAAACTGGTTCATATAGTGATGGTAGTGCAGGAATAAACGTATTAGTTGGTGGACAGAGTGGTTCTAGCACTCAAGAATTTACTGGTGATGGTACTTTTAACTTAACTGGTATTACAGGACTTACTTCAGTTACTTTTGAATTACATGGTGGTAAAGGTAGAGACTCATTTTATGGTGGTTTAGCAGGTGGTGGTGGAGGTAAGATTAATATCTCCTTAAAACAAAGTGAATTGGCAAATTTTACAACTGCTGGTTGGACATGTCAAATAGGACCAGGTGCTACAGCTAAAGATGGAGCACAAACATCGTCCTCTGGTGATGGTGGAGCTGGTGGTAATGGTCATCCAGGTGGTTCAGGAACTGCTCATGGTGGTGGAGGTGGTGCTGCTACAGCACTATTAAGAAATGGAACTTGTGTTGCTGGTGCTGGTGGTGGCGGTGGCGGTGGTTCTAATGGATATGATGGAGGTCCAGGATCACCAGGACAAGGAAATCCACTTGGAGGTATTCAAGGAACAGCACAATCACTCGGAATGGGTGGCGGTGGACCTGGTGGTAATTATGGATGCATCGGTGGCGGTGGAGGAGGAGGTGGCGGTGGCTGCGGTACTCCTGGTCAAATCACTGGTGGTGTTGGAAATGGTGGTGGATCTGGTGGTGTCGGTGGTGGACCTGGTGGTGATGGAGGTCATGGAGGTGGTGCTGGTGGTAATCAAGGAATTTCATCTTATTCTACTAATTATTTTTCTACTGGAACTCTTGTTGATTCTTCATTAACAAATGGTAAAGTTATAATGGTGGCATCATATAATAATGATTATTGGACTCCTGGTGGAGGAGGAGGTGGTGCTGGTGGAATTTGGACTGGATATGTACAATTTACAAATTTAGGTAATCCCGCATCAGTTGAAGTTAAAGTAGGTAGTGGTGGTGCAGGTGTATCAATGAGTGGTCAAACAACAGGAACTAGTAATAATGGTGGTGATGGATATGCTAAGGTGCAACTTGGTATTATTACTGGATATGATAATCCTCAACAAATTACAACTTCAGATGCTCTTATTAAATCAGCATCATTTAGTAATACAGTTGATGATGTTACAATCAATACTAATGGTGCTGGAACTGGCACTGCTGGTGGATTTAAACTTCCAACCGCAGATCCAATTGTATTAATATCTGGAGGTGGTGGAAATGGTGCAACAGCAACACCAGTTATGACTAATGGTTTAGTTACAGGCATTACTGTGACTTCTTCTGGTTCTGGATATACTGAAACACCATATGTTTATGTGTTGCATGGTCAGAGTGGAGGAACAATTGCAACTGCAACTCTAGGAAGTGGAGGTAACTCTGATAAAGTTGATAGTATTACTGTCGCATCAGGATCATCAAAAGCATATTCAAATTATGTGTTATTTGGTGGAGCACATACTCAAACTGCTATTGGTGCTAAGACAAGATGGGTAGAATTGATGCCTGTAGATACATCAAATGCTACTCATTTTTCTATCAAGGCAGCAAGAGGAAATGGTGTAAATGGTGGTGATGCTTCAGAAGAATCAATGCAAATCTATTATTCAACAGCTGGATCTCCTACTACTTGGATACTTGTTGACACTATCATTGCAGGAAGAACTACACCAAGAACTGATCCTTTTGCTGGTACTATACCTCAAGTTGATTTGAATAGTAATTGGGATGGTGCTGCTGGTGATACTAAATGGTATACTTATACTGTTTCACTACCACAAAATGCAAAAGCAGCAGGTACTAATTTCAAAGTAGAACAAGTACGTGCTGATTCATCATCTACAAATGATAATGCTGGTAATACAGATCACTTTGCAATTTGTGAATTTGTATGGTGGAATGGAAAGGCAACTACTTTAGTATATGTTCCTACTGCTGGTAAAATTCTTAAGAATAATGTTGACGCATTAACATATACTGTTCAAGGTGAAGTGGGACCTTCTATAACATATAGTTCTGGTCTTGGTTGTAGTGATGCCACATTGACATTGAAAGCAACAACTAAGATTGAACCACAAGCAACTATTGATCCAGATATAGATGTACCATTATTACATCCATATAGAACATGTAAATACTTAATTAAAGCATATTAACTAAATAAGACGGAGACTATAATTTTAAAATGTCAGTACCAGTATTACAAGTGCAATTAGATGTAATAGCACAAGAATTATCATATATGGGTTCAACAAAACCTGTTCCAGAGAATTATTGGACAGATACACTAGTCCCTTTGTTGTACCCTGATTGGGACAGTGATAAAGATAAACTTATAACATTTAGTTACTATAGTGATAGTAATAAGTATATTGCTGCACGTAGAAAATATGTGAGAAATTTTAAAACTAATACAGATGAGTGGAAAGACTATGAGATGGAGTCAGTTGATAATGCCAAGGCTACCACTCTTAAAGATAAATTAATTGAAGGTTGGTACTTGATTGATTCTATTGAGAATACTAATTTTCAAACAGAACTAGCACAAATGTATGCCAAGCAAGCAACTGTTACACCATTGAGTGTGAGACTTGCAAGAAATTTCTTACTAGATGAATCTGATTGGGTAATGTGTAGTGATTGCCCATTAAGTGCTGATGATAAGGCATTGTATACTACATATAGAACTAAACTGAGAGATATTACTGGTACTCCTGAGTTTTCTGGTAATGCAGAAGGAACTAAGTTTCCAATATCACCTGAGTTCTATAATAAAATCTATAAGGTAGAGAACCCATCTAATGCATATCTTGCAACGGATGATCAGTTCTTACCACTATCAAACCATTATCTTAAAGAGTTCAAAGATAAGATATCACATTTTATGTTATTGAAATCATTAACACAGACTAACTATTTCAGTCAACTTATTGCTGAGTATCAAATAAGTAAATCAGCTACGTATACTGCTACTGATGACATGGCAAATACATATGATAAGACAGAATTCTTGAATTTAATAATTCAACAAGCACAAAATGAATTAGGATCATGATTGTACAAGGAAACGAACTATCTTTATTTGATTTAATATCTTATTATGCCAATAGAAACCAATGTGCATGTTTGTATTTCAACTTAGACAAATATAATAATCTTGATGCCACGAAGAAAGCAACTGTTACAACATATTACGAAGGTTTCGTGGATGACTATGTTATGGATATAATAAAACAAGGTGGCATATTCAATACTATCAAATTTGATGACGAAACCGCTGCTGCTATTAATGCAGGATCATGGTTTCCCAAAGAATCTCTTTGCCCAGATGCAGATCATTATATAAAAGCATACGTGGTTGACCTATTTGGTGACATATCTTGGGAGAATGCACCCAAGTCATAGGACACTATTACAAACTGTCACACACCCCCTTCACAGGGGGTTTTTTAGTGCTATAATAAGTACATAACAAACAAATCACTCATGATCAAACTCGGTACTCAAGTTCAACACAAACTACATGATGATCTAAATGGTGATGTAGTTCAACTCAACAGACGTAGCAATACCGCTACTGTTAAATTTTGGAATTACCAAGATGAAATGATGCTTGCATCCGTTTACTTATCTGACTTGGAGGTTGCGTAATGATTTCACAATTAAACCAAGACATTAATTATTGTACACGTGTATTAGGTTGCAATGCAGAACAAACTGATGAACTTATCAGTGCTGCTAGTACTTTAAATTTAAATGCACAGTATTTCGTTGAAGAGTTTATATTTGATTGTGATAATGTCATGAAGTATCATGATGATGATACATTGAGTCTTGATGCATTCAATGCTTATCATGGTATATATTTTGAGGAGGAGTAATGTTCTCAACTAAACTACTCAAACTTGCAGTAGATCGTTCATTAGGTAAACCAACTAAGAATCAAGGAGAACTGTTTGAAGAACTGTATAAAGAGTATATGGGTGACCCAAACAGTTCTACGTTACGTGAACAGATAACTGCTGCTGTTGCAGGTTGTAAGACTATACCAGGTAAATTAGGTCGTGATGCCATTGACATCAATGGTGTTGAAAAAGAAATTAAACCTAAGAACTATACTGGTAAGAGAACTAATGGCGGTGGATGCTTCAATGATTATACCAGAACTAGGTATGAAAAAGATGTAAGTGTTAATTTACCTATCATTGCTTCCCTTTTTGCCGATGGTATGCTAATATATGTTGTAGAGTTTAAATTTGAATCAATTGCCGAGAGATTAAATGATCAAATTATACGTATATGTGAGGAACAAGGGAACAGATACGTCCGTTCTTGCTCTTGGACTTATAGTAATTGGATTGATAATCCAGATCTTACAGTCCACTACATAAACAAAGATTTACTAAAGGAACATGCTCACTATAGTGAGGGAGTCGTAGTAGGTCCTTTATATAAAAAATTAATGTCTTTATAACAATGCCATCTAAAGATCAGAGATCAATAGACGAACCTTCATCATATGAGAAGTGGGATCGTGCTAAGAGTTTATTCTTAGAATCATTACATAAACCAGATCATGACCTTCGTGGTTGTGCTCATAATCAACATTGCTATGATGAACTCATGCAAATACGTGAAGACATTCTTACATTAGTGGAGAAGATGATCAATCCTCGTCCATATGTTGAAACAGGATTACCTGGTAAACTACCAGATGAACCACCAAAAGTAGAATCATATGTTAAATCTAAATCATATGAGTATGCTGCTGATATAACATTACAAGATATTGCCAAGTTTCAACGTGGTAGTTCATTGTGAAGTCATTCCCATTCAATGTGGGAGATCGTGTGGAAGTAAAGAGAGACATGTTACATGAGACAGGTTTCATTACATTCATAGACTCTCATTATTTCACGCTATGCGTTAAACAGTGGGAAGATAAAGATACACTACATGGTGTAGGACAGTGTAAACTTTGTATATACCGTCATGATTGGCAGTATACTAAAATCTTATAAATGAAAGACCTTATATTATTTGGTGATTGTCGTGAGTCACTCAAGACATTCGCAACCTATGATCAGAAGGCACGGATGTGTGTCACTTCTCCACCTTACTATGGTTTACGTAACTATGGTGATGAGGATAAACAAATAGGTATGGAACAGTCTCCAGAGGAATTCGTACAAAATCTAGTAGAAGTATTCTCATTAGTACGTGATGCACTCACTGATGACGGAACACTATGGTTAAACTTAGGAGACTCTTACTATAACTATAGATCTGATGGTAATTACCCTAAACAGACAGTGAGTAAAACTAATCAAGATCTACCTTCATTCTCTCCAGTTAGAGGTAACAAGTTAGAAGGATTGAAGAGTAAAGATCTAATTGGTATACCTTGGATGGTAGCATTCGCATTACGTGCGGATGGTTGGTATCTACGACAAGATATTATATGGCATAAACCTAATCCTATGCCTGAGAGTGTGAAGGATAGATGTACTAAGGCACATGAGTATATCTTTCTACTCAGTAAGAGTAAGAACTATTATTATAACAATGAAGCAATTAAAGAACCCGCAAAAGACTGGGGGACAAGAGACCGCACTAAAGGTAAGTACCATAATCCTGGTACTGGCTTACAGCCTCATAGTGGTCTTACCAAGTCTTATGACAGGAAGAATAAACGATCTGTTTGGACAGTAAACAAGAAACCATACAAGGGAGCACACTTCGCAACATACCCAGAGGAACTTATTGAACCATGTATACTAGCAGGTAGTGAGAAGGGAGATATAATATTAGATCCTTTTATGGGATCAGGAACAACTGCTGCGGTTGCCAAGAAGAATAGTAGAGCATATCTTGGGTGTGAATTGCATGAGGAGTATGCCAGTTTACAAACTGCACGTATTTCTACCATTCCCAACAAATTACCATTATACTAGGTATATACAAATCAAGGAGCACAATGCCTAAGACATTAACATCAAACGAACTAAAAGTCTTGAGTAGAGTGGATATATTATGTGGTGCATTAGAAAAAGACTATGAGAATGATAGCAAAAGATTACACGAGAGTTCACTTCGTGACGAAATGCACTACTCTCCATATCATGAGGAGCAACTAGCAGCAATAGAAGACGGAACTGCTAACCTAAACAAATTTGTATCATATGCAGGTAAGAGATACCACAAGATAATCATGCAAGAGTATGGAAGACGTGGTGAAGGTTATCAGGACAGTACAGTTCACGCATTTATAGATAAGAAAACAGGAGAAGTATTCAAACCAGCAGGTTGGCAAGGTCCCGCAAAGCATGTAAGATATAATTTATTAGAAGAGAACTCATATAATGAGTGCTTATTCAAAGCAAGTTGGGCAGGTGGTTATCTCTATATGAGATAATCCTCCAACACATGTAAACCTTACTATTGTAACACAATGAGAAATCTACCTAGACGTACAAAACTGAAGAAACAGGTCGCTGCTCCCATGATTGTTAGTCATGTAAAAGAATTGTTAGCACCACTTGACTTACAGAACAGTAAGCAGTATACTGTAAAGGTAAAGACAAATGCTGAACCATTCTCTGATGAAGAGAAGAAGTTTTGGCGATATCAGTCTTTCTACACCCTAGAGTTCTGTAAGGCACTTGAAGATGTTCTACCATCAGATCTATCTTTTATGTCTTATAATCATCTTACAAACGATTTAACGGTGGTTAGACAATGAATAACGAGAACAAAATCACAAAGAAACAACAGGAGCAACTGATAGAAATGATGGAGATCATGGAGGATACTGTAGAGTATTTCTGTGATCAGAACACAGTATCAGGTGAAACTGCATGGAACATGGTGGCATCACTCGCTGAAGCAAAGTTAGGACAATTTGACAAATGAACAACGTACCGTTTTATGATTTCCCACAGTCTCCAATATTATGGATAGGACTTGGTGGCATATTATTCACATTAGTATTATACTTTGTAACAAACAGAGCATATACTATATCTCCATTCAATGAGGACAATGACAAAACTTGAAGTTATTTTAGATCGTTATCCTTATAGGTTCGTACAGTTTGGCGAACTAGAGTCTGGTTATCCAGATCTTAGGATACAAAAGATGAATTACAATACATGGCGATGGAATGACATGTATTACCTAGATAGTCAAACACAACTTGATTGTTGTATTGAAGATCGTGAGTATGTTAAGTGGTTAGACCCTGATCCAGAGGTCGCTGCTTATCCACGTAAATCAGACACAGTAAGGAGTCCTTATGCCACCTAAGAATCATATGTACACACCTGCACCTGATGGTGATGCACCAAAATTGAATCAACAGAGATCCGCACTAGTGCGTTGGGCTTGTACTAAGTTCAATACTCTACTTGCGGATGATAACTATGATGCAGGTCATGCACTCATAGAAGAGTGGTTTGAATGGGTTGATGTAAAATCCTATATAAACGAGTCCACTCTATTTTTCAATGGAGACGAGTTAAATGAACTCTATAAACAAAGCAAAGGTTGAGGACGAGTTGAAGAAACTCACTGCTGAGTACATCAAAGCGACTCATAGTGAGGATAAACAACTCGCAAAGAATATCATGCAGAGTATGGAGGAACTAAAGAAACTTGCCTAGAACACAAAAGAGTCTAGATAAGAATATATCTAAACTCACAACTCAAGAAGCAAAACGAGCACCTAGAAAGACTCGTAGCGACAAGAAACCAGTCTTTAAGAAGACTAAGAAGAATGATCTATGGGAACTATGTAATGGCAATGGTAATTGCTCTCACAGATTTCCTTGGTATCTTGAACCAACCAAGAAGGATGCATTCAATAGATCATGGTACGGACACTATGATGACGTTTACAAATACATCACAAATACAAAGTTAAGACCAGAGGAGTACACATTATGGCACTATCAAAAAAAGTAGATGAGTATCTAGTTGAAGCACAAGGTAACATTCGTAATGCCTTGGCATATGCAGCACGTAGCGAGCGTCCAGTTACTATCAATGCCCTCGGTAGATTATTAAATGATATTGAGGCTTTGTCTAAATTTGATGATCTCTTAGATAAATTAGATCAGGAAATAGAACATAAATTTACAGAAGAATGACAATACTCGCTATATTCGGAGTCGCTCCCCTAATTGTATACATCGCATACATCCTACGTTATTATGACCCCCATAATTCAATATGAAACATACATTTGATGATACTGACCATAAACATCTAGACACGCTACTACACCTATTAAAAGAGAAAGCGTACAAATACGGAAACTTCACCCTATCATCTGGTAAACCATCTGAACACTACGTGAACTGCAAACCTGTCACATTATCATGTGAGGGAAATGCACTGCTATCACACCTGATGCTCAAGTGCATTGATGATGATGCAAAGGCAGTGGGTGGGTTAACACTCGGTGCAGATCCATTGGTATGTGGAGTCGCACAGAGAGCATATAATAGATTAGAGCATCACAGGAACGTGGATGCACTCATCGTCCGTAAGTATACCAAGGGTTATGGTACAAGAGAGAGCATTGAAGGTCCTAAACCAAGAAAAGGAAGTGTCGTCACGGTACTGGAAGATGTGACCACAACAGGTAGTAGTGCAATGTATGCTGTAAAAACACTACGTGAACAAGGATATATTGTCAAGAGAGTGGTTGCAATAGTTGATCGTCTAGAAGACCATAAGGTATGGTCTGACAATGACATTGAATTCCTCTCATTATTTACATTAGATGACCTATGCGAATGAATAACCAAACTAAACTAGTCTTTGCACTTGAACACATTGCACACCTACATGACCTGATAGAAGACAATGAGTTTGAGAGATACTTGAAAGATGCACTACTCACACTTGAAAATGAATGTGAAAGACAACTCAAACTAGAACTGGAAAGAAAATATCCTAAAGAACTAGAGAGTCTATCAGAGGGTAAGGCATGAAGAAATCTGAATTGATACACTGGCAACTACAGGCAATGCTACGTGAGCATAGTTTCAGTAAGGACAACCTAGCATATCTTGGTGTACGTGAGGATAGTATTGGTATGCCACAACACTGGTATAGTATCGGTGGTAATGAAGTACCAGTTGATTCAATAGAGGAGTTAGAAAGTGAAGAAAAAGAAGATTGAATTCCATCCGAATCCCCAAGAACTATGGGAAGAGTTTCATGGTGTAGTTGCACCAGTGATCAGTGTGGATGGATTTGAATATGAACGTAAGTATGATGATGAACCAAGTTACTGTTTACACCCAGATGAAGAATCAGATAATATTTAAACAGATTGACGATCTTGAAGCACTCATCACATGTGAGTATATGATACAGGATGGTATTGTTGCATGTACACAAAAGACAATTGGTACATTCGTAAACTACAATGCATATCAATCGCCATTATATACTGAACGTGATGCAGGTGCTATCACATGGAGAGTCAAGCGATGGTTAGAAAAGAGATTGAATCGTGAGTTGAGTATGCAGTTTACATGGTGGATCAATGTTAACTACAATGATGCATACAAACCAAAGGGAGACATCACAGCAATATTCTATCCAAAGGCATCAGGTGAACTTAAAGTGTGGAGTAATAGTATACCAATGAAGGAAGCACATGCATATGCATTTCCTGGTAATGTATCATATAGTCATACACCAGCAGTAAATGATCGGTATTCATTCAACTGGTCATTCAACTATAAATAAAGATTACGATAATGGAACAGACACTCATGGCAGGACATGAACCAATCAAAGGTGAGGTGACCGATCCAATAGAAAGGTTACATAACGATATAAAAAAGGCAATAGATGGTACACAGATTCAAAGAGATACTACCGAACACAAAGAAGAAGAGGAACTGGATTGCACTGACAAACTACTTGAATGTACCAGTGAATGTGATCCTAACGATAAGGAATGTGAGGAAGAATGTGTTGAGGAGTATAAAGAATGTGATCTCCCTTGGGAAGATGAAGTAGACCAAACACCTGATCAACATATCATAGATCCTAATCAACCTTGGGATAAACTCGTAGTATATCCAACAGAAGAACAACATCTAGTGAATGAGATATCACATCTTGCATCTCTCCTAGAAGGTAAGATAACGAAGTCATCTACCACAGATAAAGATGGAAAAGAGAGCAAGAAGATCATTATTGAGTATGAACTTCATTGAGGTTTTTCCACAGGCACTATCATCTAATACATGTAAGTTAATCATTGATAGATTTGAAGAGTCACCACATAAGAAAGAAGGTATCGCAGGACCATTTAATCATGGTGTTGCAAAGATAAAAGATTCAACTGACATTACTGTTAAAGGACAACAAGACGATCCAATATTAAATGCAGTAGAACCATGCTATCATGAATATTGTAATAAGTATGGTTATCTTAAACTCACAAGACAAATCAATGCAATAGATGCAGGATATAATCTACAAAGATATACAGATAATCAAGGATTCTTCTATTGGCACTGTGAACATTCAATGCATCATCCTAAACGAACAATAGCATGGATGGTATACTTAAATGATGCTGAATGTGGTACAACATGGATGCATCAAAACTATACAAGTCAAGCAAGAGAAGGTGATATATTAATATGGCCAGCATCATGGACACATGCACATAAAGGAGTTACACCTAACATCGGAACCAAGTATATTGCAACAGGATGGATGAGTTACCATAGTATAAGATAGTCAAGGATACTACCCTTTCAACACAAGTGTCCGCACATTGATATGACTGAGTTTTCCACAGGTTTTTGAGGTATTGTGGAAAAGTATTGAAATCATTAAATAAATATAGGTAAGGTGCGGTGTTGTTGCTGTCTTAGGCTGCTATGTATCAAAAGTCAACCCCTCTGTAACAAACTGAAATATTCCGAGTCCTGTTAACGAACTGTCACACAAGACTTGACAAAACTCAGAAAATCGGTTATATTAGAAACATGGGAATCTGAGAAACTTCAAAAACTTAAAAAGTCGCTTTTTATAAAGTTTGGAAATCTTAAATAAAGTGTATTTTTAGGTTTTTGGGGTTTTTTTCTTTTAACTTTTCCACAGATTGTGGAAAAACTCATAAAATCAACTTTATTTCTTAATTAGAATGACACTTTACTCAAATTTCTTCAGTTCGGCGGTAAATTCAGTAGAAACAAAGCCAGATAAGGTATTAATTAGATATTCTTCAAATATTGAGAAAGAATATGTATATAATTGTGAAAATGTAGCAGAATTTACCAATGAGCTGTGTTCTGTTCTTACATCTAATGAGTTACTGCAAGATGGTGGCAGTGTGGGCAAGTTTATCCACAAATCTAGACAAAACAACACATTGGTAGAATCTAAATAATTGTAATTTCATTCAATTAAACCACAATGGGTTCAACTCGCAATTTCAAGACTCACTCAGATGAGTATGGGACAGATTACGGCAAATACAGCACTGAGGTTAAAAACATTAGAAGAGGTAGCAGGAAGAAGGTAGCAAAACATAAGGAGTACCAACCGTGGGAGGAGGACAGTTATTAAACTGTCACACAGGTAGTAGACAAACACCCTAAAATGGGTTATATTATAAATGGTCGTCCAAGAGATCACCGACCCACTATGTGACAATCATATTAGTGGCACAACATCGGTAGATTTCTTGGCGATCTCGTCTATAATACAGTCATACGACACAGATTTCCAAATGGTCACAATCACACTCACAACAGAAGAAGCAGCAGCATACGTTGCAGCACTAGAGAGGGCAACAGATAACCCTTTCATCCAAGATGACGACGAGTGCTCACCACTCTTCACCCTTCAAGGTCACATTGAAGGTGCTCTATACAACACATCATCAAACTAGGAGTTACCATGAGAAAGATTGAAGCACAGATGAACGCAGCAATTGCAGGTCGCCGTAACTGGGCAAAAGATAACACCCGTGTTGAGGTTAACAAGCACGGCGACACCTTTGTTTACCTACACGGTCACAACATCGCTACGATATCCAACGAAGGTGACATCAGATTGTCATCATGTGGATGGGAGACAGTCACCACTAAATCCAGGTTGAACGCAATCCTTGACTGCTTTGTACATAACATCGGCATCTTTCAAAGGGACTGGCAGTGGTACATCACAGGCAGAGACTTCACAGAACCATTTTTTGATGGATATCTAATAGAGCGATAAGGTCCTTTCCCATAAACTCAGAAAGTCACATTTTTGACTTTTTGAGTTTTTTTGTTTTTTGATATATTTACTTTTATGAATAAAACCCAAATACCAACTAGTTGCAATAATGAACTGCTACCTTGGTTCCTTTACGTAATAACTCGTAAATTGATTAGATCCGTTCTAAATGTTACGAATTGATAACATTTGGAATTATATGGTATAATTAGTAATAGGACTCAATAGACTCATGTTCAACTTCCAACAAGAAATAGAGGATCAGCTTAGAGAAATAAGAGAGCAGTACGGTGAAGAGGTACTGAAGGAATTACTGGATCAGGACTACTACGACGGTGAATACTGCAATCCTCCAGTATACCGCTGATCCAGACCAGCTGACTCAGCTGAGTGTGCCAGATATCAAACTGTCTAACAGCGGTTGATATCTATCAGGTCCATGGTATTATAAAGTATAACAACATTTAATTTATGCCACAGTCTACAGATTCCAATTACGATGCCTTGGTTGAACAATACGCAGAGATCGTCACTGACAGATTGCACAGTGAAGGATCATTATATGACTTTGCACTTGAAACTCTCATAGATCGTTATGAGAACCTGACTGAAAAGGATCTAATAGAACATGTCGCCGAGATGGGGGACGAAGAACTCGTTGAATCCATTTACGGGAACTACCCACCGCAAGACATAAAGGGACAGTACTCGTTAAAGAAAGGAGAGTCTATAGTAGTATGACAATATTATTAGTGGCACACTATCACTTGTGAAGTGGTGGTGTCTTGCTATAATATAACTATACATAAGATTTCCAAACTATGCCCAATCATTGCTATAACAGAGTCAACGTGTACTCTGACGAACCAAAGGTGATCAAAGAGATACATGACATCTTTGAGAATGGTACTAACCCATACAAATCAGAAACAGTATTTGGACAAATCATACCCGAACCAGATTGGAAGAATATACCGCTTGCAGAGAATGACGTGCAAGAGTACAGTTGGGATAAACCCAGAGGTGAGAAGGGTGAACTACCAGTTGCGATAGATAAAGGTTTTGGCAAAGGTCTCTATTTTGCATCAACAGACAAACAAGATGATCGCTGGTATAACTGGCGAGTACAGAATTGGGGAACTAAGTGGGATTGCTATGATCTCACCATTGAGAGTGATGACGAGCATGAGGTGAGTTTCACGTTTAATACTGCATGGTCACCACCCGAAGAGATATGTAGAGCATTGAAAGAAAAATTTGAAGATGCGAGCATACAATGGTTTTATGATGAACCAGGAATGGAGTTCGCAGGTTACCTATAATGAACAACTACGTAGCACTATTAACTCTCATAGGTGACATCAACAATGCATTTTGTCACCTAGAGGATGAGGAGTCATGTGACATTTGTGATGGTGACATCAAACTGTTAGATAAGGCAGTCAAACGATTTAAAAGTCAAGTCTGGGAAAATCAGTTGTGACAATATTATTAGTGGCACATCATGTATTGATATGTTGTGTCACTATGGTATTATTATAGTATACAAACAGATTTCCAAACTATGTCAGTATTACATCATGAATCCATTCTAGAGGATTGTTATCTAGAAGTCCTTGAAGAGTTCAGAACAGATTGTCTATTCATGACTCAAGACCAGATAGACGCACTCGTATATGAGAAATTTGAAGCGAGGTGTCAATGAACTATTACGATGTCATCGGGTTCCTCAGTGACGAGGAACTCCTCAAGGTGTGGGACATATGTGCCGAAGCACTAGAACGTAAGGGATGGGATTGCGACAACTCAGAATTATCAATCCGTGCGTTTGATGACAACTTAAAACAAATAGTAGACTCAGACTCAGCATGCGACCCTACCCCATTTAATGATCACCCATACTACTATGAATGGTAGTATGCCAATTTTATTTCTGTCACACCTAGTATTGTTTGTGGTTCTACCGCTGCTATACTGTTATTATAACAAACAAATTTTTATGCAAAGACTTGAACTAATCATGGGACGCAACATTCCAAACAACGGAAGAGTTACAGATCCAATGATGAACGGTTTTATTAAAGAGTACATCATCCCATTTTTTGAGTATGGCACGTTCATTGATGGTGAGGGTCTATGGAAAGGCGAACTAGAACAAACTAAAATCTTTTATCTTGAATTGCCTGATAATGAGGTAGACGGGATCAGAGAAATGTTTCAACAGATTGCCATTAAATACAAACAAGCGTTTAATCAGGATTCTGTCTTGATCTCGCAAATTGACTCAAAAATAGCATTTGTGTAACATGAGAATTATTTTAGTATTACTAGTTGTACTTTGTGGATCTATACTAGGATCCACATTCATTTCACACTTTCAAGAGAAAGTGGATCAGAGAAACAGCCAGATTTGTTCCATTGATCCGTCCTACTGTGCCAATTAAATTAGTGTCACATCTACTGGTTGTATTGTTGCCTGTAGTGTGTATAATAGTAGTATAAACAAACAGATTTCCAAACTATGTTTGACAACCAATTAAAACCTTACTTTGAAGGTCGTGTACTTGCTAACGAATCAGCAATGAAAGATCCTGCTGTGATCGCTGCATTACATAGCATGGCAAAGAGAAACTTTGCACCTCAAGAGATCAACAACCACGGCATATGGTATATTTCAGACAGGCACTAAACCGCCTGTCCGTCCTGTGTGACAATCTGATTACTGGCACAATCAGCACACTATTTTGGGACAAGTGCCAGTATAATAATACTATACAAGCAGATTTCCAAACTATGCAAGCAACTCAATCAAAACTCAACCTTTCAGACATCAAAGATGACTACAACGGTTGGACAGACTGGACTACATGGAATGTAGCACTATGGATCAACAACGACTCATGTTTTAATTCAATCGCTTCAGAGTGTAGAACATGGGAAGACTTCCTATTTGAAATGCAATTCATGATTGGATCAATGGCAACACCTGATGGAGCAGACTGGGGTGAAGCAGATCTTACAGAGATGCAAGAACTCATTGACGAAATCAGAGAAGGTGTGTAGTCGTGATGCTGTCAACAGAATTCCCTCTCACCCACGACATCACGGGCAGAGACAAAAAAAAGACAGGCAAACAGGTAGGATCTCAACCGAAGGGGTGGGGTTCTATCTATATCGCAGAATCAGAGAATTGTGCAGTTACAGAATTATCTAATGGTGAGTGGACTTGCTTTAAGATAGGTCTAGCAAGCGATGGCGAAGCTTCATCATTTAAAATAAAATGTGATCAAGCGACAGGCAACTCAGGCAATTACTCTCAGGTAAGGAACTACCCAGTTAAGAACGTAGGCAAGGCAGAAGCAACAGCACACCAAATTTGGAGGGGTAGAGGATACAGCACAATCAAAGGAGCTGACCACAATGTCCCCGAAGAATTCAAAAGATTTTTTGATAAACAGACTGGTGGCACTGAGTGGTTTTGTGTCCCTCGTCAATTACTACTGGATGAGATGGACAAATGGTATGCCACATATAAAGGCAAATCTAATATAGTATGGACTTGCGACTGGATAGGGCAATCATTACACAATGACCCAATCATATTTAAATACAACGAGCAAGGGTTGCCAGTGGTTGCAAACTGGAAGGGACGCACAGGCAGACCAGTTGAGATTGAAGCAATTATATTTGCATGGGACTACCGAGTCATGACAGGATTTGCACCAGAGGGTTGTTGTAGTGCCAATTAACAAAGTGTCCACTAAGTGTTTACTTTTCACCCAGTAGGCACTATAATTATTATATAAACAGATTTCCAAACATTTATGAATTTTTTCTACATTGACCCTACAGACTACACCGATCTCTACGAAGCGTGTTATGCTGAGGTAGTCGCAGAAGCGAAAGACACAGGCGATTTTCCTATGTACGGCGAAGCAATGCTAAAGCAATCCGCACAGTGGAAAATGGAAGACCTACTCAGGGAGGTTGCTTAAATGTCATTTTTCAAGCACGTCAAACTTCACCAGTACGACATCACAGATAAGGGCATCTCTCAAGCATGCTATGACGAGATGAAAGCAGACGGTTATGATATCGTCATCACAGAGAAAGAGATGAGAGTCCTTGCTGCTCACAGATGCGAAGAGTTTAAGAACTACATGAGACCTTTATTTGCTTAACCCTATGCCAGACAACACATTTATTTACGACACAGTGTATCAGGAGTTCATGGAAGAACTTCAGTTCACACCAGATGAGATGAGCGAAGCGATTATGTTTGATGAGGATCGCACCATATTTGATCAACTGATGGAAAGAGTCAAGCACACACAGTGGCAAGACGCACAGCGGTTGGCATGGATGCAAGGCGAACCACCAGAGTTTGAGAGACGAGTCCCCGAAGACTGTCCATTTTAAAATCAGGGCATTGATAAGGCAAGGGTGAGCGACCCCAGAGGAATATGCTCTTAATGTTTGGAGACCTCTTATCATGTAAGTCCCATTGCTATGAGTTGACCACTCAGAACTGTGTACATACCAGTATAAACTATGAGACGCATGGAATTTGCGAGGGGGACAGGTCATCCCCCGACAACCACACACATTAACAGAGACAGGGCAGTTATTTTATAATTGCCCTTTTTTGTTGCCTGAGCCGTGCAAAAACCGATAAGTCCCTAACCTACAAAAGTATCCAAACGAGCGATAAATAATATTGCAAAATGAAAAATTCTGTGCTAGAATTTAGAAAAAATTTTCCTGGTAAAAAATGACTGAAAAACCCGAGCTAGAAAAAGACGCATATGGTGATATTATAGAACCACCGCTAGAAAATGACTATGGAAGCAATGTTGACGCACTTGTAGATAGTATGCCCGTTGCACCTCCTACGACACATGATGTAAATACTGTACATAATGAATTACTCAATGATCCTCATTATGCTGTCCACCTACACGAGAGACAATTAGAAAGACTCACTACCTTTGTAGAGGAACTTGCAAAACGTCTCATTGCATTAGAAGAACACATACATGGTAAAGACCCCAATCCAGGTTTAGAAGATTACCCAGAGGTAACACAATGAACGAAAGAAATCACTACGAAAAGATCTTAGATAACTTTGATCAATTCTGCGATGAATTTGAGTTCGCAGCAGCAAAAAGATTCTCAGGACAAGATGATGATAGTAGACAACCAATTGACAATGCAGAAATTCAACGACAAACTCCAAGAACTGTCAGAGAAATTAACCACGATGGAGAAGAAGTTAACCTCCTTACAGAAGATGCAATTGATGTATCGTCCACCGAACATGGAGGAACACGAAACAATATCCAAGACTCTTGATAGATTACATAATGACATGTCATTTATCAGAAGTAAAGGAATACCATCACCAGAGGATATAGGATAATGCCAAATGTTGCATACAAAGGATCAGAATGTTTAACAGGTCATGGATGTGATACCACTGTTAAAATTAATAGTGGTAGTGGTGATGTGATTATTGCTGGAAATAAGAATGTAGCAAGAAAAAAAGATTTATTAGAAGATCATTTGATTACGAATCCTGCTGCAATACCTCCATGTATTGACCACTTAGGGCAAAAGGTTAACGAGGGATCTGCAAGTGTTATCGTGAATGGAGAACCAATTGCAAGAGTTGGTGATTCTGTTGACATTGGTGGACAAATTACAGAAGGTGAATCATCTGTAGTTGCAGGTGGTTGAGTTTTATGATATAATATAGATAACCGAAATTAATTATGGCATTATACAGTAGTACTAATAATCTAGTTGCAGCACAACCGAAGAAGACTAGACAAGGCAAATCACAAAATACGAAGCTTAGTGCGACAGCACGTAATGGGCGTAAGAAGAAGTACAGAGGTCAGGGTAGATAAAAAAGGGCGTGATCTCCGAGCGAAGACTCCGAAATGACTTATCAAGCATTACCGAATGAATTACATATAAAGGATAGTCCTATATCTGGCCAAGGTATCTTCGCTAAAGAAGATATTGATGCTATGATGTTTATTGGTGTGTCTCATATAATAATGAATGATATTATATGGAGAACCCCTATAGGAGGGTTTATAAACCATTCTGACGACCCCAATTGTATAAAGTGGTGTGAAGATAATATTTACTATGTGAAGACGATAAGAGAGATAAAGAAGGGAGAAGAGTTGTTTTTGAAGTACACATTTTATAAAGTAACTTAAAAGTCGCTAAATATAACTGACTTCGTATATTGTCGGTAATGGCGACTAGTTTATCCTTTAAGGATCTCAATATAACTTTTAAAAAGCATCCTGTAACTAATGACGTTGTTGTTAGTCGGGATGCTTCTGCTATTAAACAGGCAATTGTTAATTTACTTCTAACTAATAAAGGTGAGAAGTTAATGAATCCTAAGTATGGTTCTGATATAAGAAGTTATCTGTTTGAACCTCTGGACTATGGTACTGCTGCTAGAGTTAGAGAAAGTATTACTTATTGTATAACTAATTTTGAACCAAGAGTAAATGTTGGAGAGGTTCAAGTATTTCCAGATTATGATGAAAATGGATTTGCTGTTGAAATGACTTATCAAATAAGAGGAACAGACGATCCACCAATAGCCGTAGAATTCTTCCTTGCAAGGACGAGATAATGCCATATACCCAAATAAACAACCTAGACTTTGCTGATGTTAAAGTAGCTCTCAAAGAGTATATGAGAGCACAGACGGATTTCACTGATTACGATTTTGAAGGATCCGCAATTAGTCAAATTCTAGATGTACTAGCATATAATACTTACTATACCGCATTCAATACCAATATGGTAGTGAATGAATTGTTCCTAGACTCCGCAACTCTACGGGACAATGTGGTATCTCTTGCGAAACAACTAGGATACACTCCCAAATCTATTACAGCACCCAAAGCTTCTGTTAATATAACACTGTCATTTAGTGGTAGTGCACCTGCGGAAGTATCAATAAAAAGCGGTAGTGGGTTTGTTACAAATTACGATGGTAGTCTATATCGTTACATACTGAAAGAAGATATGAAAGTATCTGTTGTAAACAGTGTAGCAACATTTACAGATATACCAATATACGAAGGATCTCAAATTGTTACTAATGTAGTAATTAACACTAGTTTAAAGGATCAAAGATTTATTATTGATAACTCAGGTGTTGATATTAATACATTAGGTGTAAGAGTTTTTCAAGCAGCAAACTCAAGTGTATTCACCGATTATAAGGTAGCAAATAATATTTTAGATATTGGTGCTAGTGATGAAGTATATTTTATAAGTGAGATTGAGGACGAGAAGTATGAAATATTCTTTGGTGATGGTGTACTTGGAAAAAAACTAGAAAATAATAATGTAGTTCAAATGAGTTACATTGTAACAAATGGAACTGCTACTAATGGTGCAAAGACTTTTACCTTTAATGGTCTTATGGAAGATGAGAATGGTACTACTGTAACTCTTCCATTTTCAATAACATCTACAAGCACATCATCAGCAGCATCTGGTGGTGCAGACATTGAAACGATTGATAAGATCAAGTACAATGCTCCTAAGTTCTACGGATCGCAAAACAGAGCAGTTACTGGTAATGATTATAAAGCGATTGTGCGGAACTTATATCCTGCAACAGGTGATGTTATCGTATTTGGTGGTGAAGATCAAGTGCCACCCGCATATGGTAAGGTATTTCTTTCCGTCAAACCCACTGAGGCTGCTGCACTCTCATCATTTACTAAAAATGAGTTAACAACTGAACTTAAGAAGTATACAGTTGCGTCTATTAGACCTGAGTTTGTTGATCCTTCTATTCTATACTTAGAATTGACTAGTAGCATATACTACACTGGTACTAAGACACAATTACTACCTACGGAAATAGCAACTAAGGCATCTACTGCAATAGTTGAGTATCTAAAGACATCTCAGACTGAGAAGTTTAATGGTAAGTTTAGATATAGTAAGTTTATTGGTGTGATTGACAATTCAGATGTTTCCATCAACTCAAATGATACTACTGTCATGATGAGAAAGGATTTTATAGCACAGATTAATGCATCTTCTTATTATGAGATATGTTATCAAAATGCATTCTATGTTGATTGTAACAATCCTGTAGTATCATCTACAGGTTTCACAGTCTTTGAGTTTCCAACCTATACCTCGTATCTAGAAGATAGAAATGGAAAAATAGTGCTATATAGACTAGATCCTGTAAGTGGCGATAAGATTTTATTGGATGATTCAGTAGGAACTATTGATTATGTAAAAGGTGAAATAGAAATGACCAATTTCACTATCTTAAAGGGAACTTTCTCTGACAATCGTATTGAGTTAAGAGTTAAACCCGCAAATAAAGATATTGAAGTTAAACGTGAGATGTATCTAGATGTAGATGTATCAAAAAGTAAATTTGTAGCATATAAAGAAGAGTAGGAATGCCTAAGACTGCTAATAGAATCTCGTTTCTAATTGATTCTCAACTTCCTGATTTTATCAACGAAGAGTATGAACTGTTTGGAAAGTTCATACAGAAATACTATGAGCAGTTAGAAATTCAAGGGCAACCATACGACATTATTGAGAATCTTCAAACTTATAAAGACATTGACTTTTATGAACAACAAATACTTAGACAACACGATACTCTTAATGCTGCTATCACTACTTCTAGCGACACAATTCTATTACAAGATGCAACGAGTTTTCCAAAACAAGGTGGATACGTAAAGATTGATGATGAGATAATTTTTTATGCAACTAGAACTGATACTACATTACAGAACTGTTCTAGAGGTGTTAGTGGTAATACAACATTAGGAGATCTTTATAATACAAGTACATTTGTTACAACCCAAGCATCCAGTCATACCAATGGATCTAAGGTACAAAATATTAGTAATCTTTTCTTGTATGCATTAATTAAAAGTTTTGAGAGTGAGTACCTACATGACTTCCCTGAAGCATACCTGAACGATGCTGTTGATAAAAGAGCTCTTATTAAGAATATAAGCTCATTCTATCAGTCAAAAGGAACTGATAAGTCAGTCAAATTTTTATTCAAATGTCTAGTTAAAGATGATCCTGAACCAGAAGTTGCATATCCACGTGACTTTACTCTTAAAAGTTCTGAATCTAACTGGGTTAACAACTATTCTTTAAAAGTTAAGGTATTATCTGGTACAGTAACTGATCTTATTGGTAAAACAATTTCTCAGACAACGCCGTTTGCATCTGCTATTGTTGATAATGTACGTTTTAATGGTACATATGATGGTGAAGATCTATATGAGATCATACTTAACGAAGCAAGTGTAAATGGACAGTTTTCCACAGCTGCAAGAACTAAATTAACAGAGTCTATTCTTGTTGGTGATACTGTAGGTGATAGAGTGGATGTAGAATCCACAATGGGGTGGGATAAGAAAGGTGAATTTACTATTGGTAGTGAGAAGTTTACATTTGAAGATAAGAATGTTAATCAGTTTGTTATAAAGAGTAGAGAAGGCACTACAACGTATCCTATAGGCACTTCTGTGACTTATGGTGCAAATGTATCTGGATCAAATGTAACATTACTAGTCTATGGTGTCTTATATAATGCGACTAATGAGACAAACTCTCCGTACTCAAATGCAGGTGATATACTTGAGATATCTGAGCCAGGTTTTATAACAAATGATATAAAGATCTTTGATGCACAGAACAATCTTCGCTGGGCGTTGCCTGGTGCTTCTCCACTGATTAGTGACTTAAACACCAATGTATCAGCCATCTATGAGGATGGTGAAGGTTATTACATAGCTTCTTCGGGTTTTCCTTCACATGCAGTGGGCACAGCAGGTCAGCCAGCTGGTGTAAAAGATCAGAAGCAATTAAAAATTATTAGAAAAACACCTATTTCTACAACTGAGGTTTATGAAACTAAGTTTAGAGATGTAGGTATTGCAACAAATGGTATTCCATTTACAAGTTACAAAGATTCTGATGTTGTATTTAATGGTGCTCTTCAAACCATTGCTGTTAATCTTCGTGGTAATGGATATCTTAATGCTCCATATGTATTAGTTGATGGCGTATCTGGTAAAGCAACATCATCACTGTCTGGTCAAGTATTACAATCAATAACAATTACTGATGCTGGTGCATATACTTCTATTCCTACTGTTGAAGTATTATCTGGTAGAAATGGAACTGCTACTGCTGTAGTAACAAATGGTGTTATCACTAGTATTACTGTTACTAATGCAGGTGAGTATTACTCTACTCCTCCTGAAGTTAGAATTACAGATAATTCAGGAAAAGGTAGATTTGCAGATTACGTGGCTGATATATCAAGCACTGGTACTATAACTGGATTTACAAAAATCAATGGTGGTGACTTCTATACACAAGCGAATGTTGTAGTTGACTTGATTCCTGTTGGTTCTGGTGCAACTGCAACTGCAACTATTAAAGAATGGAGAAAAGACAAGTATTTTATAAACAAGACTAATTTAGATTCTGAGAATGGATATTGGTTCCAGAACTATGATTCTGCTAAAGGATATGGATATGCTTACTATGCATCTCCTACTACATTAAGAACTAATGACACAGGAGGATCTCATTCTCCTATTCTAGGGTTTGCTTATGATGGTAACCCCATATATGGTGCTTATGGTTATGGAGATGCACTAGACGCTTCTAGTGCTATTACACAAATGAGTCCTAGTTATTTTAGAAACTCTACTAGAGTAGGACCTAGCACAACAACATATCCTCTAGGAACATTTATTGATGATTATACATTTACTGATGGTTCTGGATTGTTAGATAAGAACAATGGTAGGTTCTGTGTTACACCTGAGTATCCTGAAGGGACTTATGCATACTTTATTACAGTTGATGGTAATGGTGATCCATTATTCCCATACATTGTAGGTAAATGTTATTATTCTTTACCCTTAGACTCTAACTATAATTCTGCAATGACTCAGGATGATTTACCAGTTGGTGCAAATAGACTAAGAACATCTGGTATATCTAAGAATGGTGTACAAGCAGTAGCAAAAATTGAAGATGTAACAAGAGGAACTGTATCATCTGCTACAATTGTAAGTAGTGGATCTAATTTTTCTGTTGGTAGTGGATTAGTAATAGATGATAGTGGTACAGAAGGATCTGGTGCTACAGGTGAGATAGAATCTGTTAAAGGAAAAACAGTATCATCACTTGAATCTCAAACCACTAAAGCATTATATGTTGTTCTTACTAATAACAGTTATCTTTTTGATGGAGATACTATTACTCAAGCAAACACTGGTGCTACAGGTAAAATAGTTGGTAACGTGTTTACTGCTAAGAACTTTGCACTACGTGCAGTAACAGGGACATTTAATAGTACAGACGTACTATCATCTAATACTAAAGTAATTAATTTAATTCTTGATAATCAATCATCATATACCAAAGGTGCTACTTTAACATTTAGTGATGGTATAGCAGCATCAGTAGCAACAGGTGAAGTTCTAGAAACAACAATAGATCAAAATAATGTCAAGGTAAAAGTTTTGACAGGAACTTTTAGTGTTTCTACAACTTTATTCCTAACAAGTTCTAATTTAATTAATACAACAGGTTCAAAGATTGTTTCTTTATCATCTCTAAGTGATAATCTTTCTATTTTTACATTACAAGACAATGTAGCACTATTAACTACATCTTCTACACATGGCGTTGGTATTAATGAAGAAATAAATGTTGATGTCAATCCCGATGATGCATCATCTACAACAACTTATTATGTGAGAAAAAGAGTTTATCAAGAAGCAATCCTTAAAACTTCAGTCATAGCAACTACTCTTAACGATAATAGTATTGGTAGTTTTAGTATAGTAAATGGTGGTGGAGATTATACTGCTAATTCATACACTGGTATTGCATTGTCTGGTGGTGCAGGTTCTGGTGCAAAAGCAACTATAGTTGTTTCTAGTGCTAAGGTTGTTAGTAGTGTTATATTGACTGATAAAGGAACTGGATATAATAGAGGTGATATTCTTACAGTTGGAGCGACTGATTTAGGTAAAGCAAACCCTTCAACTAAACCAGATCTTAAAGTACGTGTTGATCATGCAGGATTTGCATCAGAGAACAATATATTAAATGTTACTAATTCTGATAATATTACAGTTAACGATTTCTTACAAATTGGCAGCGAGATTGTAAAAGTTACTGCTAAAAATAGTAATGCTTTGACTGTATCAAGAGCACAAAATTCTACTACAGCTGTTGATCATTTTAATGGTGCTACTATTTCTGTATATAATTTTGGATATAATATTCCTGTTAATCATCCTGTAGGAAATACTGTTAACGATGCTAAAGTTTTGTCATATGATTCATCTACTCAGAAAGCAGTATTTGTATGGGATTATGATCAAACAATATCATCAATTAATCAGATAACTTTATCAACAGTTTTTTATGATACTAGTTCTGATACAAAATTAATACAAATACAATCTATTACTAGTCCAGATGTTTATTTTGAATTTTCATCAGATAATACTACATTTGTGAGAAATCAAATTATTGATATTAAAGAATACTATAAGTATAAGTTTGATACATCTCATGTATCAATGAGTGGTGTTGGTTTTGATATATCTCCAAGTAGAAATTTTAATCTTGTTACACCAGAGAAAACTGTAGCAACTAACAATTCATTTGTTGATCTTAAATTAGGTTTTGGATCAAGAGTATCTACAAACACTTATAGTAAGAAACAACCAATAGTTTACACAAAATATTATTACTATGATAGAGACGGAGTAGTCAACTCTGAAATGTCTTACTTCAATGTTATTAGTGATCCTTTACAAGGAACTAAAAATTCATTGTATGTTACAAATACACAGATTCTTTATTCTACTGAGACTCAAGCGTCTCATGATGGGACAGGTGCTATATCTTATACATCTAAATCTTTATTTTCTGTTGGTGAAATAAATTCAATTAAAATTACAAATATAGGTGGAGATTATAAAAAAATACCTATTGTAACTGGTATCATTGATAATGATGGTAGTGTTGATACTAATGTAAGTTGTTTTCTAAACAGCACAGATATTGGTGTACCTAGAAGTATAAAGATTCATAATAATGGTGGATCATATCATAGTGATCAAACAATAAAATCTAGTATTAGATCAAACTATACATTTACTTTATCTAATTTTATTACTGATGGATTTAATGTTGGAGAATATATTGTACAAAAGTCAGGATCAACTGAGGTAGCTAGAGCAAGAGTAACTTCATGGAGAGAAGGATCTAATATACTTAATGTATCAAATGTTACAGGAATATTCAGAGAGAATCAACAAATCATTGGATTAGCAGGTGGTAAGACTGCAACTCTTGATAGTATCAATTATACAGAGTTTACTCCTATTATTAAGACTTACTTTGATAATATTGGAAAGTTTACTTCTGATGTTGGTAAGTTGAGTGATCAGAATCAAAGGATTCATGATTCATATTATTATCAAGATTTTTCATATTTAATTAAATCAAAGACTCCAATGGATTCTTGGAGATCTTTAATTAAAGAAACAACTCATCCAGCTGGTTTTAAAATGTTTGGTGAGGTTGATGTAGAATCTGCTGCTACAACACCAATGAGTAGTAGTACAGTTACTACACATAATAGTTTTGTAGAACTTAAAACAAATATTACTGTACAAAGTACAACTAAACAAATTACTCAGCATTTAGTATCAGCACAGACAACTACTATTGAAGATGGTGTAGGTTCTGTTGCAAAAGATGCTACTAATACAACTGAGATTAAAGCAACTCAAATCAAATTGAGTGCTGCTTTTGATGGTTCGTTGTCAAATAATGGTAATCTTTCAGGAACTAAGACTTTTGGTATCCTTGATATGAACAACAACGCTGTAACCCCATATAATGCACAAGCATTAATGATCACTCTTGATGGTATATTCCAAGAACCTGGTGTTGCATATACTGTGTCTGGTAGTAATATAACATTTGCACAACCACCTTTAGGACCAGTAACTAAGAATAGTCAAGCAGTACCTGGCGTTAAGTTCTATGGAAAGAATTATCAATTTAAGAATGATACACTAAATGCCAAATATTTTAGAAAGATAAGAAATATATTCCAAAAGAGTGGTAGATGGATTGATGCTGCTAATCAAATTGAACGTAATAGAGTATACTTACAGTCAGAAACACTTGGATGGGCAAAAAATAAGTTCCCAAATTTAACATGGGGTAAGATAGAAACTAAGTGTTATAGAGATATTGGACTTGTTGCAGATGCCATAGCAAATGATATAAGATTTGGTGGCAACTACTACACTGTCACTGCCATTGAGAAGTACTTTAACAACGATATATTAGATTATATCATAGGAGAACAACAAGAGACTACAGAAGCATATGACCACCTTATAGGACTTGCAAAATTAGCAATTAATAATACTCTTCCTACAGGAACTTACACAACGGTTGCTCCATATGCAAATACAAATATAATTGTAGATACTGATCCTAATAAATGTGCTGATGTTATATCTGCATTAACAACTCTTGGAGATATTATAGAAAAGACACTTGGTGGAGGTGTAGGTACTATACCAATTTCTTATCCTGATTATATTGATGGTAAAAATAAAATATTTGAATTGTATTATGAAGATGGTACAGGTTTATCAACAGATCCAAATGAAAATTTACTTATAGGTATTAGTGGTGTTATACAACATGACTCTGCATATTCTATTGATAGAACATCTGTTCCTAATAAAGTTGTGTTTACAAGTCCACCTATTTGGAGTCAAGGAGTAAATACAAAAACATTACAAGAAGGTGTTGCGGTTGATAAGTTCTTTGCACATAGTATAGGAAGTTATCTTAGATGTGAGATTGATAAGAATGATATTCCAACTGGATCTAGTGGTCCTTTCTTGATATTGAATACTGCTGACAAAGAAGTTATTAATATATCTGATCCTCAATTTGCTCTTGTCTTTATTGATGGTGTACTACAAAGAGATCAAGATTCATATCTTATTAACGGACCTACTATCAAATTTACAAGAAGTATTTTCCAAGATAGTAATATTGAAATACTATATCTTTATGGTAGAGACATTTCACAAAGTATTACTCTATATGATTATGAAAGAAGCGAATACTATAATGAGATTACAGTTAAATTTACTGGCAGTAGTGGAGACTTTGATGCATTTAAAAACTGGTGGGGTAAATTTAATGAAACTGACATGGTTGCATATCAGAAAGTTGGTGGTATCAAAAAGTTTATTGGTAGTCTAAAACATTATTATATTGATGGTAGTGACGATTTGGTCATACAAATTGCAGGTTTAAATCCTGATGTTGATAGTAGTGATATATTCTTCTCTGGTTTAGATGACTATAGTGACGAGATATCTCTTACACAATCACGTACAGTTACTGTAACTACAAATTCTGATAACACATATAAGATGCAGAGAAATGCATCTAGATGGTTGTATGGAACTAAAAAGGCAGATGAAGCATTCTATGTTAGAAAGAATGGTCTTGCTAATTTAAATAAGGGTGATCTTATTAAAATTAATGGTGAGAATGAATATAGGACTATAAATGAGTTACCTCAATACTTTGAACCTAAAACTTATCTACCTGGTGATGACCCTTCTAATAGTTTCTTTGGTTCGGTTGCCACTACAAATTATAATGGTGAAGAAAAAGGTGTTGGGTTTGCCGTATCGTGTACAATATCGGGAGGTTCGGTTGACACTATAACATGGGATAAGAACATTCCTGTATCAGGGTATACCAAAGCACCTATATTACATTTTGTCCCTGTAGATCAGGCAGGTGGAGGTGCTAGAGCAGAGGTTATCGTTGTTGATGGTGTTATTGTGGATATTGTATTAACGAATGGTGGTTCTGGATATACTAAAGCACCAAGAGTTGTTGTTGCAAAACAATATTCTATCAAGAAACAAAATAGAAAAATTGATTCTTTTGTAAATCTAATTTTACATAATCAATTCTCTAGTGTTGCACAACCAGGTCCTGTTAACGCAGAAAGTTCATATACTCTTACTAAAGGAGTTGGTGGGGTTACATCAGGATCTGCTCTCGTTAGCACAATGATATCTCCTGCTGCAATTGGAGGTACATTAATAACAGTTGAGATTCCTTCTATTGCACTTGATCAAGCATCAACATTTGCTGTTAGACAAGAACTACTTTATATTCGTCCACCAAGCACAGGGACTGCTGATGTAAAATTAACAGATTCTAAT